CTTGCAGCCTTGCAGCCTTGCAGCCTTGCAGCCTTGCAGCCTTGCAGCCTTGCAGCCTTGCAGCCTTGCAGCCTTGCAGCCTTGCAGCCTTGCAGCCTTGCAGCCTTGCAGCCTTGCAGCCTTGCAGGGTACGAAAACAGAAACTATCCGGATTTCCAAAGCGTTTTTTCCTCTTGATGTAAATTCCAGTGAGGAAAAAATTTAGTGTTTGCAGATACCGCTATTCAATACCCGCAAGCCTGGTTAACGGAAATCAGTAAGGGGCGTTCAATGTAACACCCTGTTTTTGTTGCCGCTCCCTTCAATGCGGGAAAGATAAAAAATGACCAGTCTGATTAGCCCCGTAATGATACCGGCTAACTCACATAGCGGCCTGCTGTTCCCTGTAAGTTCCTGTTTGACCTGTAGCCATATTTCAGAAATAGCGGGCAGTGTGTGGCGTGCATCAAAATCCGAAAGCCTGCCCCGTTCCTGTTGCGCCCATATCACGGCGTTAACGTGATCAATGTATTCCACCAGTTCGGTGATGCGTTCTCTTATCATCCGCTCGCGGTATCTGTCGGGCTGTTGCATCATTAGCGCTAAAAACCCGTCAATAGCCTCAAGCCGGGAATAGATTTCAATTAATATTGTCATTTCGCCATCCCGTGCAGTTTTGGTGTCCAGGTATAGAAAATCACTGGCAGATTGTTTGATGCAAGCAATCTTCTGACGTTCGCTGGGGTCGGGTTGACACTTTTGCCAAAACCTGAGCAATTATTAGCGTCCGGGGTTGACACTTTTTTCCCGAAAAATGGGGATTTCTGGCATCGATAACGCCGGGGATCTGGCAAAACGACAGTAATGGCGGGGGTTACAGCATGGTTGACACTTTAACGGGCAAAAACTGTAAAGTGTCAACTTATCCGTTTCGTTTTTCGCGCATGGTTGACACTTTTTTCCGTGGTTGGTTGCTGGCCTGATTATATCCATTCCGCAAGGGCGATCATCCCCTCTTCGCTCCAGTTGTCGGGGTCGTCCCGGTTTTTCTCCGCCACATAACAAAGTTCACGCCTGAGAAGACCGATAGCAAGCTCTGCATTCTGTGCAAAGTCATATTGCTGGAAATAATGCCCGGCGTCGCCATCGTCCAGAAATATTCCGCCATCTTCCAGAAATTCAACATCCCATCCCATTTCACGGGCTGCATTAAAAACACTCTGCTTTACCTCGCTTTCTGTCACGGGCTTCCGGTATTTCCTGTCTTTAGCTTTCACTGCCTGCCAGAACTCGCCCCACGTCATCTCAAGCGTTCTCTCCGGCCACGGGTCGCCGCTGTCCTGACTGGTATCAATGCTTCCCTGTCGCCGTTCTGTGGCCTCCACGTCGATTTTTGAGCCATTCATCACCAGCTCGCCGCCCCCAATCCATTTGTAGACGGTCTGGCGGCTTACTCCCCGGTGTTTCGCGTATGCGCTTTTGCTCATCAGCATAATCAGCCCCAAAAAGCGCCCTTACCAGGCGCTGCCGTAAGTATCCATTTTTCTGATTATCTCAAGAGCATCATTGGCCAGCGATTCAGGCGAACAAACGCCCTTTTTCGGCGTTTCTTTCGGTCGCTGTGGGACTGCCGTTTTGTAATAGTTCCCCTCGATGAGAACATCATGAGCCCGCTGGATAACCCGCGTAACATCGTGATTTCCTGTAAGCGCTTTGTACGTTATACCCTTAGCCATGCGTCACCTCTGCCGTCAGTGCCTTATCGATAAGCGTTCTCGCTATAGCGTGTATCCCCGGCGCAATGCCCAGCGGCGAACTCCGGCGCTCTTTCTCCTGAATTTCCCGTAATGCCGCCATCTGGCTGTTACTGAGCAATACGGGGCTTACGTTAGCTTTACGTGTCATTTTTCCCTCTTATGGATGGTGACTAACACGATTTATATTATTGCAATATTCGCAATTGTTTAAACCAGTTATGGCTAAATTAATCATCACAATGTCTCATAGCATTAAATCTTTCCCGCTTTTCGTAATCATCCCGGCAGTCAGCATCACAGAACAGGCCACAGCTAATCTTCTCATCGTAGTTGTGGCAACGCCCCGTCTCCGGCAGTGTGTGACGTTCAAGCCCTGACAGTGCTGCCGCCGTCCGTAACTGCTCCACCTCACTGGCAATATCTGCTTCATCAGCCATCTTTAGCGCTCTCTCCTTCCTGCCCCCCGTCCTCGCCCCCGGTACTGGCGTTTACCCGGTGACGGTCTGCCCTGAACGCCCTGAGCCTTTCAGTCGCGTATTGTACTGCGGCCTCCGTCACTTCCCCGCATGGTTCACCGTTAAGGTCGTAGCGTGGTCCACCAGCCGCCACACAACGAATATACTTGCTGTGCCCGGTGTATGTGCTCAGTGCGGCACGAACCGAACCTGCCCCCATATCCAGCGCCCGCGCCTGAATATCCTTAATCATGTCCTGTATGATGTTTATCTTTAAAGGCTTCGGGTTGTTGATGTCGAACAGCGCCGGCCAGAATCCCGTAATCTTCTGAACCCGCTTTTGTTTTTTCCACTGGTTGCGGGTAATGCCCTCCGGCCTGATTCTTTTATGCCCCGGTGCTGGTGGTGCGCTTTTTATCGCGTCCTTTGTCATCTGAATACCTCAGCTTAAACAGTCGTGCTCTGGTGTGAGATACTCCGGGGGACTTGTGCATCCCCCTGATTACCCCGCTCTTCTTTCACCTTTCTGAGTGCGTCGTCGGCTTCCTGCTGCTGTTCCGGCGTCACCTCTCCGCATGGCTGCCCGTTCAGGTCATAACGTGCGCCACCAGCGGCAAGGGCTTTCTGATACCGGATGCGGCGTGTATAGCTGGCTATAGCGGCCTTTAACACGCCCGTACCAATAGTCAGGTTTCTGGCGCTGATATCCTGCATCAGGTCATCGAGTACGCCAGTTTTAAGCGGCTTCGGGTTGTCCGGGTCAAACAGTTCAGGCCAGAATGCCAGCACGCGGCGCATGTTCTTAACGTTCTTCCACTGGCGGCGCGTAATCCCTTCTGGCCTTACTCGTTTCTGTGCTGGCTTTTTTGCATCCCCGTCAGAAACGCGCTGTAACGCATTGTGAGGCGTTTTCGGTTTCTGGTGTATCCCTGCACTGCCTGACTGTGGTTTATTGCCGCTGCGTGAATCCTGTCCCGTCTGGCTGGTGGGCTTCTGTGGCGTTTTACCGCTATCAGGCTTCACCTTGTACGCCGATGTGGTTTTGTCGCTTTCTGGCGCGTCCTGCTGCTGTTTCTTACTGGTCATGTGGACTTTGTAGTCCCGTAGCGTATCCTGCCATGTGCTGGCCTGTGGGGGTGCTGGTTTCCGGTTAATGCTGAGTGTCGACCGGGTTGATTGCGTCATTCTGTAAAATCCTCTGCGGCAAAATACCGGGCGACAACTGCGCCGCCCGATGGGGTTTACTGCTTACCTTCCTGTGCTTCTGCGTATTCCAGCGCCACGACTTCAAAAACGCCGCGCCCTGGCTGCCCGTTCCTCATCCACTGCGTTTCAACGCATCCGGCGCGTAATTCAAGCCCGAACTCATCCACTTCCCCCGCTGTACGTATAACGGTCATAGCTTCACCGCCACTTTTCAGCGTCACCACATCACCAGTTTTAAACATCATAGCTAAAACTCCTGTTAAATTTCGGTTGATTTTCGCCGTCTTCCGGCATCCATGATAACCTGCCTCCCTGAATTTCTGCCCGCCAGCCCGTCAGAAATCATCGTTAAGCGGCGGGTCATCATCCGGCGCAATACCTGCCTGCTGTTTCGCGTGCTGTAGCGCCTGCGTTGCCTGTCCCTGCTGTCCACGTCTGCCGCCCGGTCTGGCTGTTCTGGCGCTGATCACACTGTCGGCTATAACCTGGTATCCGCTCACTGTGCCACCATCCTGCCCTGTCCACTGGCTGATCTGCATGGTGCCCGCCACGCTCACAAGGTCGCCCTTCTGGTGTTTCGCCAGCGCGTCGGCCTGTTTACCAAAAGCCAGCACGCCAAGCCACAACGTCGCCTGTCCGTCCTGTGCGCTGTTACACGGCAGTGATACCGCCATGCGTGCCAGTGCCATATTGTTTCCGTTACTGGTGGTTTTTGTCTGCGGATCTGCCACCAGTCGCCCGTAAGCTGCAATTTGTGCTGTCATGCGTTTACCCTCTGGATATTTCTTCAAATTCCCGCACTGCTGATGATATAGCCTGTATAACGGGTTACTTCTCCCTGATATTTGTTGCCAGGTCGTCAGGTTCAAGGCATCCATCAGTTACCACACACGGCAAAATCACTTCGGTAGTGTCGCCGTTAATATGCATTTCAACATTCGCCCACGCCGCCACCGCCTGCCATTCTGATTCACCTTCGATCTGCAACTCCCGGCCATAAACAAAGGCAAGTTGCCGCACTTTCTAAAAATGTGTGATTAAAAAACACCCCCCGTGTAATCTTTTTGCGGTTGTCTGGCCCTACACCTCTACCAGACACGAAAAGATAGCAACAAAACCAGAAACGGCGGGGCTTTCAGCGGGTAGACGTACACTTTTTGTACATCTACTCAACCCCTACTTACGTCTACCACTGTATATATGAACAAGGTAGACGTAAGTAGATCTAAGGTAGACGTAAATATATATACGTCTACCAGCCTTAACGCCTTGCTATATCTGGCCTGAACCTCATTTAGTAGACCAGGTAGACGTAAGTACCCAAAACTTTTTACAGGGGGGTATCGTTATCTGGTATTTCCAGCCCAAAAGCACGGGGTAAAAATTCTTCCGCTTCTTCATTTAGCCCTACGTTTGTTTGTGCCCTGCCGTTTATCTTCCGGGTTTTGTATACCTCCCTGTACTCTTTCGCGGCGTTATTCATGGCGCGGGAAAACTTTTCAACGGAAAGGGGCTTGCCCAGCCCGTGGTATTCCAGGAATGCCAGATACAGGTGATAGAGATATTTTCGCGGCTCCGGTTGCCCTGCCCACGTACCGCCGCCCATCATCAGTCCGTGTGGCTCGCTCATGAAAAATAGCGCCGCACACATATCAATAACCGGATCAGTCCCCCGCTTCACATTTAGCGCTTCCAGTGACTGTCTTTGTTCAAGTAAAAGCGCTTTAGCGTGGTTGGGGTCAGAAAACCCTTTCAGTAAATAGCGAATAATTACCGGGATTTCTCCGCGTATCTTTTCCGGTAGCTGTGGATCTTTTTCAGTATCTTTTACCTGAACGTTAAACGGGAAAATAACCCTGCGGCGGGCTATGCCTCCGTTGCGTTCGGTAAACGTCATCGGCTCGTTATTCGTGGCAATAACGACCGCATTAATAACAGTTGTAAATTGCTTCTCGTATTTACCGTCAATTTCTACCGGGTCGCCTCCGGTAATGGCTTTTATCCCTGCACCCTCGCCAACATAGCGAGTTTGATCCGGTAAGATGATAAGTCGCTTATCAACAAACTGCGCCCGCCCTCTGGCTGTATCCAGTGTATTCATGTTGCCGCTGGCGCAATTGTGCTCACCTGCAAGAAGCATCGATATCCCCGTAAAAATGGATTTACCGCTTCCCCCTTCTCCGGTTACTTCGATAAATAACTGCCAGTCGTGGCGCTGTGCCAGTACCATGAATAACGCTGCATTAATCCGTTCAGCCTTTTGAACATTGCCGCTGGTGGCATGGCTTAACCAGCGCCAGAAATTGGGAGCATGATCGACAAGATTTTCTCCCTCTGCTGATTCATTCCAGATAATACCGTTATGACAAACCAGCCAGTTTTCCTCATGATGTGGCTTAAACTGGTGGGTTTTAAGATCATATACACCGTTTTCAAACCCAATCAGATCGCGCGACGGCTCCCCCATTACCGGGATTTGTATTTTCATCGCGTCTATTGCCGCATCAATACCCTTTGGGCTGTATGGCGTGTCGTTTTCGTCAAATATGGTACCCATCGTGCGCCTTAAGTCGTTGTCAGTGATTTTTTCCCATATCGCCCCGTTAAAAACATATACCGCGCCACTTTCAGGGATTACGGCGATTTTCCCGTAATACTCCGCCAGGATTTTCGCCCGCTGGCTGGCTGCCATTTGCGCCAAATCCAACCCGGTAGCAATTTGACGCTTTTCCTGTGATTTGTTGTACTCATCAACCAGCGTTTCGCCGCGTTCTGCCTGTTCACGTATCCGTTGCAGGTAATCCCGCCAGTCCTCCGGGTTTCGGTCGGGTATGCCTTTGTATAGTTTCGCGTCCTGTACACCTGCCAGCGCCATTTTTTCAGCAATGGCGTTAATCTGGATAGGCTCAATATCTCCTGCCAGATAGACGCGCGCACAACGTCGTCCTTTGTCGATAATGCGAATGTTCGCCAGGTCTGCCAGTTGTTTTTTACCCAGATAAACAGGCGGCACGTTGTCACCGTGTTTTTTGCCTTCGCTCTCGATCCAGTGCTGCACATGTGCATAAGCATCAACGCCAGCAAAAATAATCGCCTCAATAAATTTATCCTTTGGCAGATGTTTTAGATTCGGCGCGTTCTTCATTCTTCTGACTCCTGATTTTCTTTACGCTGGTGGTCGCGGCTGCCGTTAATCCGTTCCCGCAGCGCCTTAATTTTTTCCCGTGAGTTGTCATGTGAAGCCCATTCCTGAAACGTCTGTTTTTTGACGGGGGTAAATTCCTTTTCAAACCTCATCCGGGAAGAGACACAATCAAATGAATAGCCGTTACGGGTATAAGTGACACGCTCCGGTGTTGCCGTTCTGACCGTTACAATGTCGCCGTGTCCGTCGCGGTAAATATCACCGGGGTGGATTTCAGCGCGTACGCTACTGCTGGCAGTTAAGCCAGAATTTAACTTTTTCATGGTATCCCCCTTATCGGTTGCGGCGTATTTCTTTCGCTGTTCTGATTATTATCATGTTCTGTTCTGTCCGCTTCTGCATTGCAGAAATGACGGCAGTTACGGCCTCGCGGGATAACTGGCTAAGCCAGCTATCAAGCTGTTCTTCACATTCCGGCGTCACTGGCTGAGTGTGGATAAGTTCATTCACGCCACCAGCGCACCCGTACAGGAAAATAAAGTCAGTATTTTCTTTTTCGACGATTTCAGCACGGAAAGAGATATTGTTATTTTTCATCTTCGCCGCTCCCGTCTGTCCCGTGCGTTGTGAAATATTCCCGCGCCTGCGTTAATTCTTTTATGCTGTTATCCAGTAGCGATATAACAGCGCCAACCTTTAGTGCTTCGTTTTCTCCGGTAACAGAAGAAAGCCACATTTTCAGCACTTCCCGCGTTTCGCTACTATGTATAAGTGCGTTTTCAGTGTGAACCATAAGGGTCATAGCTATATCGTTCATTTGCCCGCCTCCTGTTCAGTGCCACCGCAAGACTGAGTTAATAACCGCTGCGCTAAATCCATTAATTCACTCTGCAATTTTTTTTCTTCTGGCAACCCAAGAGAATTAGCGGCGGTAATAATCGCCTTTAATTTATGCAGAAGATTTTCGGTTTTAATTCTTTTTGTAAATTCTTCGGTAAATTCTTCACGCATGGCGTTATCCCTCCATTTCATCACGCTCAACCAGTGAGGCCACCAGTTCATCAACAACATAACCGGAAAGTTTTAGTAACCTGCCGTAGTGCTGCGGCTCAATATTTGCCGTACTGAGAACCGCAATCAGACTTGCCAGTTGTGCCGCAAGCTCGGTTGTTGGATGTTCACGCATGGCGCACCTCTTCTACACGAATACGGGCAACGAATACCAGGCGCTGGCGAACGGCGGAAAGCTTAAGCTGTAAGCGGGCTTCCCGTTCGCTGGCGGCGGTTGCTGTGTGACAGGTGGATTGCTGGTCAGACTGACCAGACTGGCATGAGAAGAAACGCCAGACGAAAAGCGGCTTATTGAGCTTATTGACTGATTTCAGGTGTGACGATGTATGCCCTTGCGGACGTGTGGAAATAGCCATGTTAGCGGCTCCTATTCTGAATTTACGGAGTCTCGCCAGCACGCTGTCAAACATGGTGGCGGGACGTAACAGGGTTGACAGACTGGCAGAATAGGAACCAGCGAGCGCAAGCGCTCCCCCATTACGCCCCGCCATAAGACGGGTCAGGATGGTATTACGGGCACAAAAAAACCGCATATCGGAAATATCGCGGCTACCCGCTATTCTGTTCAGGCTGTCAAACCTGGCTGGTGGATTTACACCAGCAACGGGAATATACAACCCGACAAAGCGTACAGGCAAGCGGTTTTTGAAGTAACAGACGAAACGGATGAAACAGACAAAAAGCAGGCAAGGGCAAGGATTGGCATTAACCATAGTTACAGTCTCGTTGATAGATTTTTCAGACCTTACCAACGCGCTGCTAAACGGGGTGGCAAGGCGTAACGGGGTTAGCAGACTGGCATCAACGAGACCAGCGAGCGCAAGCGCTCCCCCATTACGCCCCGCCATAAGACGGGTCAGGGTGGTACTACGGACACAAAAAGACCGCGTTACGGTATTGTCGCGGCTGTCCACGTTGATAATCAGGCTGCTAAACCTGGCTGGTGGATTTACACCGGCAACGGGAATATACAACCCGACAACGCGTACAGGCAAGCGGTTTTTGAAGTAACAGACAAAGAGCGGATTTTGGTCAGGGGTAGTAGCCATAGTAACGGCCTCCTTTGTTCGGGTTAAGGAGTCACCGCCTGAGTTTCCACGCTCAAAAAGGGCGGTGACGTTAACGGGGGTGGAAATACCGGGAACAAAGGGAACCGGCCAGCCTTGCGGCTGCCCCGCCAACGTCACCATTCTTTGGTGGCGCGATGTATGGTTTCGTGTGTCGGTGGAAGGAGCCAGCCCTGCACGATAACCACACATCCCGCCATTATGGGCGGCGTGGTAATTCGCTTTTACAACCAAAGGGATCAGCTTCAATCTCTGCGAACACCACGCCATTGAATGGCGCGTATAACGGACAACAAAAAAGACGCTTACGGCGTCTGGTGTCGCCTTTGTTAACTTCGGGTTTCCACGCCCGACACCCGTTTTATAAGGTGCGGAGTCAGAATAACGCCAGCAATTCAGATGGTCAAGCGCTTTAGATGGCTTCATTGACATCATTATAATATTGATGTTATTATTGCCATCAGCAAGAGGGAAAAGTAAATGCCATCTGAAATAGTGATGTATCAGAAACACGACTTCCCGGGGGAAGGTGCTTTTATACGTATCAAGATATGGCGGGTTAATCCAAACGTCCCCGCCAGCCAGCACAACTACAAATACAGCCTTGTTTATGTCGTCGATGGGGTCTGCATGGTGCGCTACGACAATGAAGCGGGTAAGGGCGATCATAAGCATATTGGCGAGAATGAATACCCCGTCAGCTTTTCCACCCTGAAAGATTTGATTAAACAATTCCGTACTGACGTTACCAGAATGAGGAGTTAACCCCATGAACACACTAACCGTAAAAGTGTTACCGGAAAAGGACGCATGGGCGCAAATGGGCGAAGCATTCGAGCAGGCCATGACCGGAAAACAACCCGATGATCCGTTTGTGTTCTCGTTCTCCAGCATTGAAGATTTGGCGCGGGTCATGCTTGCGCCTAATCGCCTGACCATCATCAACACAATGGCAGGTGCTGGCGCAATAACCATCCGCGAGCTGTCCCGCCGTGTACAGCGTGATTTTAAATCGGTACACCGTGACGTGCAGACAATGCTAAACGCCGGGATTATTGAGCATGAGGGAAGTAAAATCATCTTCCCGTTTGACGCCGTACATTTTGATTTCAGGATTGAGCATAACAGCGCCGCATAACCCGCTTCATGAAATGCCGGATACGGCATATAATGCGCCATGTCACTAGTACGTAACACGGTGCAACAGGTCAAATGT